AGAGAACCTAAAGGCAGACGTATTCGATCAGATTGCTTACCCTATTCTAAAAGTCAAGGGTGACGTAGAGGACTTCGACTTCGAACCTGGTGCTCGTATATACATGGGCGAAGAGGGTGATGTAGGTTATATGGCACCTGATGCTACTGCACTAAACGCAGACCTACAGATTCAAGTCTTAGAGAACAAGATGGAAGAGATGGCAGGTGCTCCTCGTCAAGCTATGGGTATTCGTACCCCAGGTGAGAAGACTGCATTCGAAGTACAGACACTACAGAACTCTGCATCTCGTATCTTTGAACACAAGGCTGCACACTTCGAGCGTACATTCATTGAACCTATCTTGAATACTATGCTTGAGAATGCACGTCGATATATGAACAGATCAGACACTATCCGTGTACTAGATGAAGATCAGGGCTTTATGAAGTTCCTAGATATTACTCGTGAAGACATTACGTCTAGCGGTAAGATTGTACCAGTAGGAGCAAGACACTTTGCTGAACGTGCTCGTAGACTACAGAATCTAATTCAGATGGCTGCAGTCAAGGCACAAGACCCTACTGTTGCACCACACTTGTCAGGTAAAGAACTAGCTCGTATCATTGCCTACGAACTTGGTGAACCAACCTTGTTTGCAGATAATGTTGCAGTAGACGAACAAATGGAAACACAGTCTAAAGTTCAAGACCTACAAGCTGCAAATGAAGAGAGACTAATGGAAGCATCGGAGATGGGATTATAATATGCACTCAGCTTGGACAAAAGGTCTAAGGGGTGAGGAAAAAGCCAAGCGCATCGAACAGGTAATGTACTACAGAAATGCCTTTGATGACTTGCAAGATGTTATCGAACAGACTCTATATAAGAAAGAATCTGTACGTGACTACGGCCCAGGATGGGCTGAAAAACAAATAGCCGTTAATGAGTACAACGCTGCTCTAGACGACTTGTTAAGATTAATAGACCTCAACCGTAAGGATCATAAATAATTATGTCAGTTTTTGATGAAACACAGTCTGATAACACCCAACCACAGGTAGGTCAGACTACAGCCGAGACTACGCAACAAGAGACTCAACCACAGGAATCTTATTTGCAGAAGCTCGTAGAGACACGTGGTGATAACTGGAAAGACCCAGAAGTACTAGCTAAAGGTAAACTTGAGGCAGATGTTTATATCAAGAACCTTGAGGATCAACTCTCACAAATGCGAGAAGACCTTGGTAAGCAAGACTATGCGTCACAGTTACTACAACAACTAGAGGGAAAGGCTTCGGCTCCCACCAACGAAAAACCTCTAGAGTCCAATAACAATAACGGTGGCACGAATACTGAAGGTAATACCAACCTTGCAGTGAGTGAAGATGATTTAAAGAGCCTTGTCGAAAAGACACTAACAGAGCGTGAGAATCAAGCTACAGCAAAGCAGAACATCAGTACTGTAGACAGTGTACTACAAGAAACGTATGGTACTGAAGCTCACAACATGCTAGTCAACAAGTCACAAGAACTTGGTATTAGTATGGAGCGTATGCAAGAACTTGCTGCAGAATCACCATCAGCATTCTTTGCATTGATCGGTGAGAAACAACAGACCTTTAAGCCTATTACTCAAGGGTCTGTGCGTACTGAAAGTGTCAACATGCAAAACTCTTCGGAGCGTAATTGGCAATACTACCAGAAGCTTCGTCGAGAAAATCGTAACCTGTACTACTCCCCTAAAATCCAACAACAGCTTATGGATGATAAGATGCGGATGGGAGATAAGTTCGGCAACTAACTTTAAGAAAGGACTAGCTCAATGGCTGGTATGATTTCCTCCAACACAGACATGCAGCGTCTGATTCGTTCAGAGGTATACTCCTCAGAACTGAAAGAGATTCTGCGTGACGAAATGCAAGCACAGCGTTATGTGCGTATTCTAGATGGATTCCCAGATGGTGACACATTCACTATCCCAACCATCGGTGAAACAACTGTATCAACATACACTGAAGATAATGCAGTATCATATGTCCCAATGGACACTGCAGAGTTTTCATTCACTGTTGACCAATACTTGCAATCAGCTTCTTACATCACTAAGAAAGCAGCGCAAGACTCATTCTACAGTGCACAACTTGAAGCACGTTTTGTTCCAGAGCAGGAACGTGCAATCATGGAACACTTTGAGTCAACTACGTTTGCTTCTCCTGAAGTTGGTGTAACAGCTAACTCTGCAGAAACCACTGATGGTGTTGCACACCGTATCTCAGGTGGTAACGGCGGTGTTATGGAACTTGCTGACTTTGCCTTTGCACGTTATGCATTGAAGAAGTCTAATGTTCCTGATCGTGGTATGGTTGCTATCGTTGACCCATCAGTTGAGTTCCAGTTGAACACACTGACTAACTTGGTTAACGTATCAAACAACCCAATGTGGGAAGGTATTGTTCGTGACGGTATCGCAACGGGTATGCGCTTTGTTGCAAACGTATACGGTTTCGACGTATATACATCGAACTACTTGAAGAACACTGTCGCAGATGCTGCACTAGCAGAGCGTGACGGTTCTACAACTAACGACTTCTCTTCAACAAACGGTGTTGCTAACTTGTTCTTCTCTGCAGATGCTACAGCTAACCCATTCGTGGGTGCATGGCGTCAGATGCCAGAGGTGGATTACGAGTACAACAAAGATTACCAACGTCACGAGTATGTTACAACTGCTCGTTACGGTGTTAAGAAGTACCGTCCAGAAGGTATCGTTACTGTGGTTTCAAACCCTAACGTATAACTAACTAATTGGTAGTCCCTTCGGGGGCTACCTTCCTTATGCTCTAGGAGACTATTTAAATGGCAAACGTAAACCACTCAGCACTTACAGACCCCTATCTCCACGAGCCGAAGGGTGCGTCTACAGCGAGTGCAGGTGAAGTGTATGTCGCAGACGGTGCAGGATCAGGTGCTTGGACTTCACGTCGATATATGATCACTGCACACTTTGAAGATATTTCTACATCATCAGATATTTACTTACCAATGCCTTATGCAGGTACAATCTCTAAAGTACAGTCAGTAACATCAGGTGCAGTTGCAGGTGGAGATGTTACGTTTACATTCCGTAACTCTGCAGGAAACTCTATGGGAACTGTTGTAGTTACTTCATCAGGTTCTGCTGCAGGAGATGTAGATACTTTAGCTCCTTCATCTAACAACACAGTCACAGCAAGTGACTACATTAGAGTAAGTTGTGATGGTGGTGCTTCCTCACATACTGAATTGTGGTTTGTAGTTTCAGTGGATGGTTCATAATGAAAAGAACATTACTACAGATAGTCCAGAACATCCTGTCCGACATGGACTCTGAGGATGTGAACAGCATTAGCGATTCTATTGAAGCGGAACAGATCGCCTCTGTAGTACGTGATGTTTACTACAACATGGTATCTACACGTATGATACCTGAACACCAAGAATTAATTAGACTTGTAAGTTTATCTAACTCAGCACGTCCTACACACTTCCAAGTACCTGAGTCAGTTAAGCGTGTCGACTTCCTACGTTATAACATTAGTACTACCAATGGTACTGAGTTTAAAGAAATAGAATACATTGAACCTCTAGTGTTTCTGACACTAAACAGGGATGGCGATAACGTAGATACAGTCTATGACGTAAATGGTAATACACCTATCCTTGTACGTAACGACAAGATGCCCGATTACTACACATCATTTGATGACTTACATATCGTAATGGATTCATATGAAAGCAATGTAGACAACATTCTAGCAGAAAGTAAAACACAGGCACTAGGTCATAAGGTTCCTGACTTTACTCTTAATGATAGCTTCACACCAGACTTAGACGAAGTACTATTCCCATACTTGATTGCTGAATCTAAGTCAACATGCTTCTCATTGTTCAAGAGTGGTGTAGACCAGAAGATAGAACAGGCTGCACGTAGGCAGAAGTCATACATGCAGAGTGATATGTACAGAGTTAAGAAAGAAAACAAAAGGCCGTACTATGGTAGACGTTGAGTTCGATATTGACTATGACAAGAAAACTCTGAAAGCCACATGTCCAGAAAAACTAAGTACTCCAATCCATGTAAAAAAATCCCCAGGTGGTTACATATTCTTCGAGGTCCATGTAGAAAAAGGCAAGGTTCCAAGAGATTTAAGTGGAAAGTATACGTCACTAAATAAAGCTAAGAAAGCAATAGAGATATACTTAAATAAGATTACTCCTTCTAAGGCTGTCCGTAGAGAAGCTTTCGGTAAGGACTACGAGGAGCGTAAGAAACGAAATGCCACAGAGTCTAACGCAAAGGGTAGTTAACACATTTGTTAAAGGTTTGATTACTGAGGCAGGTGAACTTACCTTTCCACCAGATGCATCAGTAGATGAACTAAACTGTGACCTTCGTCGTGACGGTTCTCGTCGTAGACGTAAAGGTGCAGCTAAAGAAACTAACTTCGAACTTTCTAGTTTCACTGTAGCAGATGATGCTATTACTACAACAGGCGTGTGGTACAACGTAGGCGGTCAGTCAGGTCTAGAGTTTCTAGTATTTCAGAATGGCTCTACCTTACACTTCTACAATAAGTCTGGTGTACCTTTCTCTGCTAACGTCGATTCAGCTACCGTTAACCTAAGTACTTATGAAGTAGCAGGTAGTGTAGGTGCTTCTAATGCTAAGTGTACTTTTACATCACTTAAAGGTGCATTGATTGTAGTATCAGAAGCTATTGAACCTCTCTACATTGAACGTGATAACGTAGCAGAAACTATCTCTATTACTCAGATTGATTTCCGTGTACGTGACTTTGATTGGCAGGGCGACACAACTACTTACTACGAAGACGAAGCAAGTCCTTCAGATGAACGTAAGTATGATGCACAGAACACAGGTTGGAACACAGGCAACGGTGCTCCTACTGATTTAACTAAACGTCTTACTCACCCTTGGTACTCAGGTAAAGATGCTTCAGGTGTCTATAGTGCTACCGAGTGGGATAAGATTTATACTGGTACATCTTTAACAGGCAACGGTCACTACGTACTAGACTTCTTTAGTAAAGACCGTGCTACTGCATCAGGTATCTCAGGACTTACCACAGAAACTGAATCTAGTAGATTTAGGACAGTAGCTACCTTTGCAGGTCGTGCTTTCTATGCAGGTCTTGATAGTACCTCAAATACAGACATCATCTTATTTAGTCAGTTGATTGATAACTTTAATCAGCTAGGTGAATGTCTACAACAGAACGATCCTACATCAGAACAGATCAGTGATCTACTTGACACAGATGGCGGTACAATCCGTATTGCAGGTGCTGTAGGAATTAAGGTACTCTACGTTATTGACGCTAGTTTGTATGTCTTTGCAGAGAATGGTGTATGGCGTATTGAAGGTATTGATGGTGTCTTTAGTCCTGCAGGTTTTGCAGTAAGAAAGATTACAGACGTAGGTATCGTTAGTGAAGGTAGTTTTGTAATTGCAGATGGTTCGCCTATCTGGTGGAGTAAGAATGGTATTCACACCCTACAATTCGATCAGACAAGTGGTCGTCCTGTAGAAAGCAACTTGACTATCTCTACTATTCAAGCTTATTGGGATCGTATTCCTAACGAGTCTAAGAATAAACTTATATCTATTTTCGATCCTGTAAACAAACGTGCTTACTGGGCATGGCCTGACGATAGTGAAACAGTAGAATCTAAGGTAAATAATATCTTAGTACTTGATGTGCCTCTGAAAGCATTCTACCCTTGGTATGTAGAAGATGAAACTGCAGATACAGATGCTATTATTGGTATGGAGTTCTTCTCTGGTTTCGGTGCTGCAGCTTCTACACTTGATGTTGTAACTAGCACAGGTGATGACGTTATAACTTCTGCAGGAGATGATGTTGTCTCTATTCAGAACTTAGCAGTTACAGGTTCACCTGCAATCATCTTGATTATTCGTGATGGTGAATCAGATAAGATGACTATGGGTTCTTTCACAGGAGAGGACTTCTTAGATTGGGGTACAACAAACTATAGTTCTTTTGCTGAAGCAGGTTATGACTTCATGGGTGACCTACTTCTAAAGAAGACTGCTCCTTACATTACAACTTACATGCGACTAACTGAGACTGCATGGGAAGGTAATGAGACAGACGGTTATCAACCAGACAAACCATCATCTATGTTAGTGTCTGCATTCTGGGACTTCAAGAACAGTAGTTCTAGTACTGCACAACAAGCATACAGATTTAAAGCAATGCCTGTTGTTGACGCTAATAACCTATTGAACTTTGATTACCCTGAAACAGTAATCACTACTCGAATGAAAGTACGTGGTCGTGGTCGATCAATGCGTATCAAATTCGAGAGCGAACAAGGTAAGGACTTCGTTCTACTTGGATACTCAGTTCTTGGTGGAGTTAACCAAACACACTAACTTAGGAGACTTCATGTCTTATACAATACGTGACGCTAACCATAGCGACATCTTAGATATAACGATTGCAGCAAAGCTATTCTCTAAAGAAACTAACCACCCTGCTTTGAATACAATCAATCCTAATAAAGTAGCTACTACACTACAACAACTAATAGATAGTGATGCAGGTATAGTAAAGGTTGCTTGTTTTAACACAGAGATCGTGGGTGCTATTGCAGGAGTAATGACTGAACTGCCTATAAATGATCTCGTAGTATCACAAGAGTTAATGTTGTGGTTAGAACCTGAACATAGAAATGGTAAGACTGCTCCTAAACTCATTGATGGTTACGTTGAATGGGCTAAACAAAAAGGCTGTGACTACGCAAGGCTATCTGCTCTTGATGTAGTACTTGATGGTAAGGCAGGTATTCTATTTAAACGTAAAGGCTTCAAGCCAATAGAAACTGCATATATAAAGGAATTATGATATGGCTGTATTTACTGCGATTGGTGCTGTTGCAGGTGGACTTGCAGGTGCTGCTCTTGCTACGAGTGCTGTAGGTGCTGCAATAGGTGTCACAAGCGTAGCTGCGGCTGTTGTCGGTGGTGCTATTATTGGTGGTGTTATAGGTAGTAAAGTAGATAAGAACATTTCTGCAGCACAGGCCGCACAGACACAAGCTGAAACTACAGGCGAACAGATAGCAGATATTCAAGATCAAGTCACGACAGTATCTACAGCACAGGTAGGTGTTCAGAAAGAAATTATACAGAAGCAAGCAGAGCAGGATAAATTAGCTGTACGTAGGCAGCGACGACAGGCTATCCGAGAAGCTCAGATTGCACGAGCACGTCAACAAAACGTAGCACAAGCTGCAGGGGCTGCAGGATCATCTGCCGTATCTGGGGGTGCTGCTTCTATTGGCTCTAACTTGTCGGCTGCTCTTGGTTACTCTACACAACAGTCTGGCCTATCTCAACAGATTACGCAAGCTAACCAACGATCTGCAGACCTACAAGGTCAGATCAATGCGCTATACGGTCAAGCTAACGTCCTACAAGGTCAGCAACAACTAGCTCTATCACAAGCTTCATTGTATCAGAGCCGTGCATCTAGCATTATGGGTATTGCAAGCACTGCATTCCAAGTGGGTGCAGGTATTATGCGATAAGGGAAACCTAAATGGAAAACTTAAATCTTACGTTCATTGAAGAGGATACCCATCATTTCCTTGATGAGTTTGAATCTGAAGAACAACAAGACACGTCTATCAAGACAGACACAGAACAAGATGAAGTTATCCTAACCACAGGTAAGCCTCATACGGATGTTAAACTAGCCAAGCAGGACTTCTTAGATCAGAACCGTCCTCTTGAAACATATGCTGTAGATCGTTTAGAGTACCTAGACGTTGATCCTGTACAGTTCCAAGAGAATATTGATAAGTACAGAGAGAAAGAACTAGACTTCCTAGAGACTCAACAGTACTACTACGAACAAGCACTAGGTCTAAAGGACTCAGAGGTAGAGCCTGTTGACTTACGTATTGCATCTAACAACCGTATCGCTCAAGGTGTACTAGATACATATATCGCACAAGAAGAGACAGGTGCTGTTGATGCAGTGTTGGACTTCGGTTCTATGGCTCTGCATGAATTTGTTACATCTCCTTACACGTTGCTTAGTGAAGATGAACTAGAATCACTTGGTAACGAGGTACTACAGAATAAAATCACCATGACTCCTAAACAGTTCGGTGAGTGGTTCACTGGGTTTGCTGAAGACTACATGAGTAAAGGTCCACGTGACGATAGCTCATGGCGTATAGCTCAACTACAAGAGATTGTAAACAACAATGGCTTCAGAACTTTCGGTGAGAAAGCGTTAACTAAGGCATTTGCTGCACTAGATGCTGCAGGTTTAGGTCAGGTAGCAAAGAGTTCTATAAAACTTGCAACTAAGACTGCACGTAACCGTACACTTGTAGGCCGTGTATCAGCTAACCAAGGACCAGAGGAAGCTGCAAAGGTAGCAGAGGATACACTAAACAAACGACTAGACCCTGAAGTTACTAACGATGTTGGTCCTGCGTCTTTGAATCCACACTTAGATGATGGCCTACCCTCTGAGTCTCGTGTGTCTCGTATCTTGCAAGAGAATAAACTTCTACAGGATATACAGACTTACTACAAGAACAACGCTATCGGTAAGGTTCTACCTGAAGCTGATGTGACACGTCTTGCTGCAGAAGCTGTAGCTCGTATGGGTAAAACATTCGGTAACCCTATTTACAAAGCAGGGCATGTAGGTGACGATCTAGGTAACTACAATGTTACTGTACAGTTCGGACGTGCAACAGACGGTCAACCCTACAAAGCTACATCTAAAGGCAACCCATCAGTAGGTGCTAAAGAAGCAGCGAAGCGTTCAGGTGGTGAACTTGTACCTGTGAATGAGGGTAAGGGTTTCGTAATTCAGTTACGTGAGAACCTAAACCTAGCTAAAGAGATCAAGGGTATTGATGACATCTTTGAAGGTGCAATGAACCTTGAACGTGGCACTGTACGTAACATGATCAATGATGTCTTAGGTGGTGTAGGTCGTTTTGTCAGTAATGCTTCTACTCGTGGCCTACGTAACACAACAGAACTAGCACTACTTGGCGAGGGTGCGGCTGCAGCTATCGGTAAGTTAGTACAACAAGCTTCTAGACCTATTGAAGCATTGAACAACACTGACCGTGCAGCACTAGCATTCATCACACGTAACCTTCGTGACAATCCATTAGAGTCTGCTAAACGTGGATGGTACACTATTGAGGACTTCTCTAATAAGTACCTAGAGTTTACAGGACGTGAGGCTACACAAACTGTTAAGGAAGCTTATGCATCTCTTGTAGAGATCAGTGATGCAGCGTACCTTCTACAGGCAAGTAACATCATGCAACGGTACATCCAGAAAGGATACCGTGCTGTTAAGATGCCTAACGGATTCCGTGTACCTGCAAAGCAACTAGGCACTAAAGCATCTGTACCTGAGAACTCACGCATCCTAGACATCGTAGATAATCAGGTAACATACAAAGAGTTTGTAGAACCTAACACAAGTGTATGGCGTTTAGATAAACCATACGAGGGTGTAGAATATATTGTACGTCCTAAGTCTGTAGATGCACTAGACCCATCAGATGTACTAGGCTACAACGCAGGTGGCCCACGCACTAACCCATTCTCTAACTGGTTTGTCGTGGCAGGTGACTACAACAGAGGCCGTATTAAGACTTGGTTATCTGCATTCACTGAAGAAGACGCAGTAAAAGCTATCAATGAGATTAACACTATCCTTGCTAACAGAGGTAGTTCTAAGATAGATGACATCATCAAAGAGAATAACTCTTGGAACCCATCTATAGAAACCTTTGATGACTTGGAATTGTTTGCTCGTGAAAACAACTGGGACTTAAATACTGCATCACAACTTCAGAAGAAAGAACGCAACGTAGCTCTATCCTCTGCAGATGGTGATGATGATGTATTCAATGGAATGTCTGTAGGCAACTTCATTGAGAACGATATGCGCCGTAGTGATAGTGTATTGCCTCACTTCGGTGGTGTAAAAACTACTAACTTCGATCCTACTGCTAACATCGTATCTGGTATCAATGGTGCTATCAATGACTTTAGCTACAGAGCATACACTGTAAATGCTATGACAGCGTGGGTCAAGAAAGCACGTAACGTATCAGGCATTCGACTACCTAGCAACGTACCTGAAGATGACTTCTATAACTTGTTTATGGGTGCTCAGTTCACAGGCACAGGTAAAGAAGTAAATCGAATGAAAGAGCTATGGAGTATTGATCGTCGTCGTATGAGGGTTAAACGTGCAGACGAGATAGCCATGCTTAATCTTGGTAAGTCTGTAGGTAACTTTGTATACAGAGGTACAGGTAAAGAACTAAACTTCAATGATCCTACTAACTTTATGCTTAAAGTAGGATTCTTGTCTAAGTTCGGATTCTTGAATGTAAAACAAACTATCATTCAGAGTTTCCATGCTACATCTATTATGATGATCTCACCTACTCATGGCCCTCGTGCTGCAGGTATGGCACTACTTATGCGTCCATTGTTTGTATTCCCAGATGCAGTGGATAAAGGTTTGTCGATGGTTGCTAAACGCTACAACCTGACAGACAATCAAGTAAAAGAGATCATGCAGTATGTACGTTCATCAGGTCGCATGGACTTGGATACTGAGATCGCTGAACTTAACACTGGTTATGGTCGTGGTATCTCTGGTTTTGCAGGTGAAGACTACACACCTAGTAAACTAGCTAATGCATGGGCAACTACACGTAAGACTGCATCTAAGGGTATGGAGATAGGTCTTGTACCTTTCCGTGAGGGTGACCGCCTAGCACGTATGACAGGTACTTATACAGCTATCCTTGAGTACATGGCGAAGAACCCAGGTGCATCTATCCTGACTGAACAGGCTCGTAGACAGATTGCTCGACGTGACAGTACCTTGAACTTCCATATGTCGTCTATCTCTAACGCATCTTGGCAACAGGGTGTCATGCGTCTACCTACACAGTGGTTGTCACACACCATGCGTTCTATGGAGATGTTGTTTACAGGACGTGAACTAAGCATAGCAGAACGTGCAAGGTTGGGTGCTGTACTTGTACCTATGTATGGTGCTGCAGGTTTCGGATTCGCTAATGCTGCAGACTACATTGCAGAGAAAACAGGTAGGTCAACAGACAACTCATTATTCACATTCTTGAAGTGGGGTCTGATTGATGGTGTTACTGATGTACTCCTTAAAGACGAGAACGGACGTGTAGGTACAGGTCTAACAACAAGCCTTGCACCAATGGGTCAGGTACGTGAGACACTACGTAAGATTCAAGAGGGTCAGTTCCTAGAGGTTGTAGGTGGTCCATCTGCTCAGATTGGTGGGGACATCGTATCTTCTATCTGGAACAGTATCCTGAATCTTACAGACGGTAACGGCACACTCGTAAAAGAGGATATAATCAAGACATTCCGTAACATCACAACACTTGATAGTACTGCAAAGGCTATCGGTATTATGAATAACGGTCTGTATCGTAGTAAAACAGGAGCTACCGTTCCTGGTGAGATGACTACAACTGAAGCTCTAATGGTTGCATTAGGCATTAGTCCTCTGAAAGTACAAGAGTTCTACTCAGTCAAGTCTAAGATTTACAATGACGATAAGAGTCTACGTAGAGAACGTCGAGACATTAACCGACTAGCAGATAAAGCTCATGCTATGATTAAGTCAGGTGACCCACAACAATACGAGGAAGGTTTCAAACTACTAGAAGCCTTGAAGCTACGTATTGATCTAAGTGGTGCATCAGAGATAACTAAGATGGGTTTACGTAAAGCCTTGATCACTCCACTAGAAGATGAACTACCACAACTAATTCTTAAACTACGTAAGAATGATAGGACTGCGATGGCTGAACGTCTAGCATCAACACTAGGAAACTAATATGGCACAAGATATATTTGCACCTAAGACATCTTTCGACATAGGGTTTGAACGCCCTCAACAGGGTGTTGTAGACAACACTGAAAAGATTAGGTCAGACTTTCAAGCAATGTCTCTAGGCGCACAGGCCAAGGCAGTACAAGGTCAGGCGGCTCTTGAACGTACACAAGCTAGTGCTCTACAATCTGCTATAGGTATCGCAGGTAATGCCTACGATATGTATGATACTGCACGTGAGAAGAGTGCTGTACGTGACTTGCTTGGTGCTATTGATTCTGTAGATCAGAAAGCAGAACAAAGTGGTATGTCGTTTGAACAGACACGTGCAGGATATAGTCAAGCTGTACAGGCTGCTGCTTCTAAACTTCCAGGTGGGTACGCTGACCTAGCTAAGTACAACAGTACACTAAAAGCTAAGACAGGTATGGACTTCTCTGATCTTTCTAAGACTACAGAGATGACTCAGTATGAAGCTATGCAGCGTGATCCTAAGTTTATGACTGCTTACTTAGCTTCTAAGACTCTGAATCCTAGTTACACTCCTGATCAACACGCTATGTTTGCTCAGAATAAAGCATCAGAAGCTGCGGCTGTAGAACTTATGGCTACAACTGCAGATGTAAACGACAAGGCTCAGTGGTACACTAAACTAAAACCTGTAGTAGAGAATCGTATTCAGAACTTAGACACTGCAATCATTGCGTCTATTCAGTTGAAGCGTGATACTGGTGAGGTTATTACTACAACAGACATCGAAGCTCTAGAAGTTCGTGTTGCAGAAGCTCGACGTATCATCGATCTGTCTATCCCTAACACAATATCTGAAGATGAACGTAGTCAGTACTCAGAATACTTTACGAATCTAGGTAATTTCTTAACTGAAATGAAAGAGACTAAAGACCCTGAGAAAATTGCTGAAGGTGTTGCATCTTACCTAGCTCAAACAGGTAATACTATGGGCGAGGTTATTGCAGGTGCAAGCATTACTAAGTCAGATATTCTTGCATCACCTGCAGGTCTAGACTTATTTAAGAGTATCACAACTAAACTAAGTGATGGTTCAGATACTGCAGCTATCTCAAGTAAAGGTGATCTAGGCTCTATCTTTGATACCCTTATTGAGGCACGTCAAGACGAAGTTGTTGGCCCTAACACCATTATGACTCAAGAAGATTTGAATGCTGCGTTTAGTACAGAGGGATTGACACCCGAAGACTTGATTACAGAACGTGCTACAGGTCTAGGGTTGATCAAGAACCTATCAGTAGGTGACATTGCTACAGACAAAGGTAAGAAACAACTTATCGCAGGTATCGCATCTGTTGTTAAATCACTGAACAACCTTGATCTACAGCAGACAGGCTCTAAACTAAATGAGCTTATCATAGACTCAGGGCTTGTTGAGAAGTTAAATGCACTAGATAACTACGGTGACACAGCTACTGCTAACCAGATTCGTACACTAATCAATAGTGCTGTTACAAATAACCTACGATTCTCTGAATCTAAACTAAGTACCTTAGAAGCAGAAGGTCGTGATCCTTCAAATAGGGTTATGGGCCTAGTGTGGGATGAAGGTACTCAATCCTACTACGCTACAAACCAAGACTATATAGATCATCTACGTAGTGGTGACAGTAGCATGAGAGCGTATGTACAAACTAACCTAAGTGATAAAGGTTTGTATCTACCTAAAACAAGTGAGTATGCTAAAGGCGATAACATTCAACGTGCATACAAACACCGTGAGGTTCTATCTGTAGCTAATCGTATTCTAGGTCAGACTAGAGTAGAAGAGCCTGACGAAACTATGGTTGACGTAGGGGGTTCTCCTACACCAGAACGTATGGAAGTACTAAACTTTATTAGTGCAGGTGAAGGTGGGTACGAATCTAGTAACCGTGGTACATCAGGTGACAACATCGTAGGCTCTACTAACAGCACAGTACGTGGTGGTAAACCTCTATCTAAGATGACACTAGGTGAGATTAAAGGTTATCAGCGTATCAAAGACCCTAACAACCCTAACCGTTTGTTTGCTGTAGGTGCGTATCAGATTACACCTGAAGCAATGGACGCTGCAATGAAAGCTGCAGGTGTTAACGACAGCACAATCTTCAGCCCTACTGTACAAGACCGTATGGGACTAGGTTTGATACTAGGAACTAAACGTCCTAAACTAGCTGCGTATATCAAAGGCGAGTCTGATGACATTAACACTGCTATGTTGGAGTTCGCTAAAGAGTTTGCATCAATACCTGATCCGAATACAGGACGTAGTTACTACGATAAGACAGGTAACAAAGCACAACATACTATAGCAGAAACACGTGAGGCACTAGAACGTGCAAGAGAGGCGTATGCTTCAGGCATCATCAGTGAGGAGATTGCAACCGAAGGTCAGATGACTCCTTCACAGGTAATTGATACTGCATCACAGGCTATTGAAGAGGGTGTTGAACCTACATCAAGACCACGCCCACAGCTACGCCCAGGTTCTATGAACATTACACAAGCTGATTGGTGGAATGACGAAATGGCTAACACATTTTCTACTCGAATGCAAGCTGCAGGACTAGATCAAACTGCAGAAGATGTTAGATACTTCACTTCACAAGACGAGGCAGACGCAGCCGAAAGACTTGGTGTTATTAAAACAGGTGACATCATTATGATCGGTACTGAAATGGTGAAGGTAGACTGATATGGCTGACTACACAAAGCTCTTCGATCTAGCTGCACCTGCTGCTGTTAAGGCTGCAAAGAATCAAGGTGCTACTACAGGTGGCAACTACACTAAGATTCTTGACTTCGGATCAGACCTACTAGAAAAAGGTACGAGTGCTGCAATGGCAGTAGGGGAGTCTGTAGGTGAAGGTCTTGACTACATACAAGATGCAGGTACTTCTCTTTATTCTACTGTGACTGCTGAAGGTTTCGGTACAGCACAAGCTAGAGCTTTTACTTCTAATCTACTAACACCAGGTTCTGAATTAAATGAGTCTATGTTGAATGAGTCAGACATAACTGCATTGAAAGAAGCTGTAACATCTGCACGTTCTAGTAATCGTGGTTACTTTACATATGATGACTTCAATACAAAGAACGAAGAAACTCTGAAACGAGGATTCAAAGAAAGCTTTACTGACCCTAAAGCACGTATGGCACACTTTGTAGGAAGTGGTGGTAAGATATACACAGACGACGAAGGTAATACTATTGTAGAAGACCTATATGACTTCAATCCTGGGCCTCGTCGTGTTAAGTTCTGGGAAGGTTTGAAAGCAGGTACAATAGACACTGATTCTCTAGAGGATGCAAGTCCTATTGAGTTACTTAGTATCTTAGCATATGCTGCACAAGAGACTAGAAAACAATCGGGTAAGGAAGCCGACTCTAAAATAAGAATAAACTTAGGTAAACTAGGAGACTAGCATGGGATACGTTTTAGGTAATCGAAGTAAACAGAAACTTGAAGGTGTTAATCCACGGCTAGTAGCTGTAGTGGAGAGGGCCATTGAGCTATCTGAGCAGGACTTCTCTGTGATCTGTGGTCTACGTACCATTCAAGAGCAGGAAGCCTTGGTCGCTAAAGGTGCATCACAAACCATGAAGTCTAAGCACCTCGAAGGTAACGCTGTAGACCTCATGGCGTGGGTTGATGGTGGTCGTTGGGAACTAAACTTGTACGACGAAATAGCTGATGCAATGCTCAAGGCATCAAAAGAACTAGGAGTCACTATCCGTTGGGGTGCTGCATGGCACAAGGCTCTTAATGATTGGGATGGTACTGCAGAAGACTTGATGAATGAGTACATTGACATTCGTCGTTCTGCTGGTCGTAGACCCTTCATTGATGCCCCTCATTTTGAGGTGTTATAATGGACAATAATGAAGAATGGCACCTATCTAAATCTGTACCTGTCACTCTAGTATTTGCCATTGCTGTACAGACTGCAGGTTTTATCTGGTACATGTCGTCACTCGACAAGAGTGTTGAGACTAACGCCAGAGAGATTGCTCGACAAGAAGTAAGGCTAATGGCTGTTGAGTCATCAGTACAAACTCTAGAAATTACTATGGCCCGAATAGATGAAAACATAAAGTCTATCAGAGTTATGATGGAGAAATCTAGGGAGCAATAAATGGACCCAGTGACTATCATAGGTGGTGCGACTGTCGCCTTCAACGCAATTAAGAAGGGACTGCAGGTTGGTAAAGACTTGCAAGACATGCATGGTCAGTTATCTCAATGGGCAGGTGCTATGTCCGATCTAGGGCAAGCAGAGAAAAAGGCCAACAACCCACCGTGGTGGAAGACTATAAGCGGGGATGTAGAACAGGAAGCCCTCGCTGTTTGGAATGCGAAGCGTAAGGCAGAGGCTATGCGTGAAGAGCTACGTCAACATATTAGTTTCATATATGGTCCATCAGCATGGGATGAATTAGTGCGTACAGAAGCAAAGATTCGTAAAAAAAAGAGAGATCAAGAGTACCGTAAGGCAGAGATGATTGAGTCCATAATCACTTGGTCTATTACAGGAGTCTTGTTGTTAATATTCTTCGGTGGTCTTGGACTACTGATGTACGCTATGAAAGGTTAAGTAATGAAAGTAACTCCTGAGTGGTTAGACAAGTGGCGTATATGGCCTAGATTAATTATAACTTTGTATGGGTACGCTTTCTATAAAACAACAACATGGTTCATGGATTTACCTGATCCCACAAACGCACAAGCAGGGTTCGTATCTGTTATTGTAGGGGCAGGTGCAGGTTTCTTCGGGATATACGTCAATGGTAAAAACACGCATACTGTCAATCATACTAGCAATACCACTGCTTCTATTAACAAGTAGTTGTTCTCAGATTCCGTCCTTTCTCTTGGGAGGTGGGGGTGGACCGAATGTCGCAGCAAATGTACAGGCAGGGCAGACCAACTCTCAGACAGTTGGAACTACAAGCAACTCTGATCAAGAGGTGGTAGTCGAAACACTGACAGGTGACCTGAAACAAAGCAACGACACAAACAAAGTAAACACAGATAGCGTAGAGAATATAAATATAAATGAGATACCGCCGTGGGTCTTGATCCTTCTAGTGCTAGGTTGGTTAGCCCCTAGTCCACAAGAAATGGGACGTGGTTTACTTACTCTAATAGCAACACTAAGGAGAAAGAGTGATGGCAGCAAGGCTTAACAAAGCTAAGATGAAATGTAATAGTCCTAAGACTACGCCTAATCATCCAAGTAAATCTCATGTAGTAAAGGCGTGTGTAAATGGTAAAGAAAAGATTATACGATTCGGTCAGAAAGGTGTCAAAGGCAGTCCTAAAGGTAGCGCAAGAAATAAAGCGTTTCGTGCTAGACATGCTAAGAACATTGCTAAAGGTAAAATGAGTGCAGCATACTGGGCTGCGAAAGTGAAGTGGTGATATGTGGATAGGAATCTTATTAGTTTGCTTCGATCCTATGGCACTATCCTGCAAGATCATAGCAAAACCAGAACCATTCTATAGTGAGAAAGCTTGCTTAGAGGAAGCAGAAAAAGTAGCAACTACAATACGTCAAGGCGGTGCGTATGCTACACCACACTGCCACAAAGTCGAAGGAGATAGTGCGTAATGCCATACAAGAACGGAAAGAAAATGCCTTACGGAAAAAAGGCAACACCTAAGAAACCTGTTAAGACAATGAAAAAGAAGAAGATGGAGAAAAAGTAATGCCTACTCCAACCAACCCTAAACTATGGTCACGAGCTAAATCAGAAGCAAAGAAGAAGTTTAAGGTCTACCCTTCAGCTTATGCTAATGCTTGGGCTGCTAAGTGGTATAAATCTAAGGGTGGCGGTTGGAAAGGTAAGGACAACAGAGTTAAGAAAGCATAGTCATGGCTAAAGGTGGACTAGGTAAATGGTTCGGGGAGCAATGGATCGACGTTAAAACAGGTAAGCCTTGTGGTAGATCAGGTAAGAAAGATAAACGAGGTTACCCTGCATGTCGTCCTAAATCTGTTGCCGCACGAATATCTAAGAGTGAAGCAAGGAAAAAGACAGGACCGAAACGAGTAAGTTGGTCAGTCACTGCTTCAGGTAAAAAGAGAAAAAAGAAAACATAAAAGAAAACCCCCAAGGAGAAATCCCTGGGGGTTTTTTCTTATTGGTGTATGTCGCACCATCGTTCTCGTAGTCGTTGCAGATACCAGATAGCTTTATCAATATCCTCTAGACCATTCTTGTACTCACAACGCCACAGGTACTTGAGTACGTTAGCTGCGTGTGGTGCTATACTGCCTGACATGTTCTCTGTCATAGCTTCTATTGCATCAATGCACTCAATACCACTATGATTGTAGTGTATCGGGTTGTTTACTACATCATTCTTTTTCTTCTTAATCTTCTTGTACTCCTCGTCTGTAAAATCAGGATACTCGTAGACATAACACTCACCACAGTATCCATCGTCGTCTAGTAGGCTGCCGCAGTCATTACAATTAGCCATATAGTTTCCACTTCAAGTACTTGATACGTGCTAAGTGATACAACGTAAGGATGGGCCATATGATACAGAAAAGATATACGTTAATCTCTTCATATGTTATGCCTAGTTGAGATGCTACCCAAGCTAATATAATAACACACCAATTAAAAGTCAAGTCTATCCAGTAAATACCACTAGCTGCCATTTTCTTGTCTCCATTTCAACTCATGGACTAGCATGTTCTGTTCGTATGTAGACATGATCATCCAATCTCGTATCTCTTCGGGGGTGCGCTTACACCCTACACAGTACCCATCCTCTAAACGACAGGTCTTGATGCAGGGTGTAGGCACATCACCTAACTGTTTACGGTTCCTACTCACACTGACGTAGGCCAGTAGCAGGATCGAAGTAACAAGCACCACCCTCGTCTACGTAGTCTTGTGTTTCCTGTACTACAGGCTCCTCTACTACATCCTCTGAGCTAGATGCATTCAAGATACCGTATCGTTTACCTGATGCACGGAATGTAGTACAACCAGATGAACCACCATCGTAGGCATCCATGTACACCTGCTTGAACTCTTCCCATGTCACATCATCACCTACGTTACAGGTCTTAGAACATGCAGAGTCTACGAATCGTGATGCTACATTCAGAACCTTGACGTGATCAAACACTGACAGTTCGTCTGCAGTCTTACCCTTCACACCAAAGACACGATAGCCGTAGTCCTCTACTCGTTCAACCTTTGGTCCATCGAAGGTTTGGATAGTTCTGTCGTAGTAATGTGAGAAGACAGGCTCGATTCCAGAGGATACGTTATCGGCTGACAGACTGATAGTTCCTGTTGGAGCAACAGAAAGCAGATGACTGTTACGAATACCGTGATCGCTAATGAGGTTACGAATATCACTAGGTAAAGACTTAGCAAAGTCACTCTCAAGATAAGCTTGAGTAAAGAGAGGAAACGGTCCCTTCTCAATAGCCAACTCAACAGAAGTGCGATAAGCGACATCCCTAATTACTCCCATGATTTCTTCAAGGGTCTGTAGGAATCGTTCAGTACCATACTCAAACCCTAGTGCTTCGATAGCATTCGCTACACCAGTAACACCAAGGCCCATTCGACGTTTACTAATTGCCTCTCCCTTTTGTTCCATAAGTGGATACGTTGCACGATCAACCACATTATCCATAGCACGAACAACATGTGGGATGTCGTTGCGTAGTTGGTTCATGTTGAAGACATACTTACCTTCATGGTCTACGACATACTTGGTTAAGTTAAACGAGCCTAGTAGACATGCACCGTTAGGCGGTAGTGGTTGCTCACCACATGGGTTAGTAGCTGCAATCTTCTCTGCGTACCACAGGTTATTCTTCTTGTTGATACGATCAATGAATAGGATACCTGGCTCAGCCCAATCCCATGTACTACGTAGAATCTGATCCCATAGAGCACGAGCACTAACAGTCTTGTAGACACGTCCATCAAACTTTAGATCGAAGTCTAGATCATCCTTAACTGCAGTCATAAACTCATCAGTCACACCTACAGAGATGTTGAACTGAGTCAGTGTATCACTGTTGTTCTTTGCTGTAATGAAGTCTTCAATGTCAGGGTGGTCAACACGCAACACACCCATCTGTGCTCCACGTCTGTGACCTGCAGATGCAATCGTCTTACACACCGCATCAAAGATACTCATAAACGACAGAGGACCAGAGGACTTAGAGTCTAGTGACTTGATCAACGTACCACGTGGACGCAGTGTTGAGAAGTCATAACCAATGCCACCACCTAGACGCATAGTCTCTGCAGCACGACGAGCAGCTTCCATAATACCGTCCATACTGTCTTCGATAGTCATAGACACAAAGCAGTTGTATGGTGTTACACGACGAGGCGCACCCATAGCAGACTGTACACGTCCTGCAGGTAGGAAGCGTTGGTTGTAAAGGATGTTACGGAAGTTATTGAAGTGTCCTTCATCATCCTTCAATGCTTCAGCTACACGTGTCATAGCTTCCTTGAAAGTCTCACCCTTGCTACGATACTTCATAGCATGAATCTCTTCACTGATTGATAGTGTTGGTCCGTATTGTTCAGTCATCTTTACCTCGTCCTCGCATTGTCTTGTCTTCACCTAACCATACCAGACGATCAATGTCTGCACGGCTAATGCCTATATCATTTAGTTCTTTATCAGTCAGCGAATTAAGCTGTTTAATTGTATTACGATGTTCTCGCCATGTTGCTAGGTAGTTTACCCAACGCCAGAACCAAGACATACCTGTTTTCTTTTTACTCATTATCGTTTGTCCCCACTCCCTTGTATGACACCACGTTTCTTACGGTCATGTAATTTTTCTAGGTTAGCTGTAGCTAGGTCTGACATGTCTACGTTCAAGTCACGACACAATGCTGCAATGTACCAGAGGCAATCACCTACCTCATCTGCAATAGCCTGACGAT